GAGTTAATGCCATCGCCCATAATCTTAGGCGCGAGCTGTGCCTCTAATATTTCTGGCTTACGCGAAAAGATACCCATAGACAGAAATTGTAGCATTTGTCAAGCAATTAGACAATGTGATAGGGCGTGTCTAAGTATAAATCTGTGGCTTAGGTGCAGGGATCATTAACTTGCTTACGACCATTGCGAGTCCAATCGCAGCTGAAATATCGCCAGCGGATTTCCTTTTTATGATTCTCCAAGCTGAGTCATTGACTTTTGCTGCGCAGTTATTCATCTGCTGGATCAACTCGGCTTGCCCATTGTGAACTACGCGAGCATTAACTAAGCCTTCTAAGAGATCTCCGCAGGCTTTGTAAAATTGCTGACCTGAAACATCCTCAACGACAACTCCAGCATTAGCCAAGCGATCTGCGATTGTCTGGGTGGCGTACTTGTCATAACAGACCAGCCGTGGCTTATAAATGTCGCACCAAGCCTTTATACTTGCCGCCATCTTTAGCTCATCGATGGCAACCTGAGAGCTGTAAGTTTCTAAAATCCCGATGCCAATCCGCCCATCTGGGAGAAGTTGTCCTGCGACCAATGATCCGTTCCTGCGTGACGGACTGACATCGAAACCGAATACAGTATAAGCCCCAGCAGCCATTTCAAGTGTGCTATCGGATGTGTCCTCTAAGACTCCATGTGGCCAAGGACTACTTAGCGAATCAATCCATTGACAAAGAGTTTCCGTGCGCGTGTTTTCAATCGGTGAAGTAGCAATCGCTTCTTCAATCGCTTCTTCTGTGATGGTGTATCCCAAAGAGGGGTTAGCCAGAGCCCATGCATTGCGATCGTCTATCTTGCAGTATTGCGGAGCTGAGTATTCGTAGAATCCGAATGACTTGGGTGGGTAGTCGATAGCTCGTTCTCTGAGGTCATTAAGAACAGTCGAGAACGCATCTCCAGCATTAGAGGTAAGAAGCGTTTGACTATTTGGGTGAGCGCGAGTAGTTGGAGTTGCTGCTCTAAATCCATCTTCTGTGATCTCGCGGACTTCATCGATGTAAAGTAGCCCGTTAACACTTCGTCCTCTAGAGCCGTCTCTAGTTGCTGCAACGACATCAAGGCGCGCTCCAGAGAGCATCTCAATTGACTCTGTGCCGTTGGCGTGTCGGATCTGTTTAACGAATCCTTTAAGGTGGTCATTGGTCTCCAATAGGTGAGTAACTTGCCGGAAGGTATCTAGTGCCATGCTTCTGTTTGAGGACATGATAAGGACATTGGTATTCCACTTGATCAAGTGTGCAAGAATTAACATACGCGCCAGATGTGTCTTACCATTTTGCCGAGCCACCAAGATGAGGTTTGTCTTGCGAATCCACATGCCTTTCTTGTCAATTGTAAGCATGTCTTTAAGTACGAACTCTTGCCACGGCATGAGATCCATCTTGACAATGGCGCATAAGTCTTTTACATCTTGCAGCTTGTTTTCGCCCTTCAATAGTGGGCTGTGAAGCCGTGGCTTGGTTGCCCCTCGTAGGGCTTTGCGCTTTCTGGGCTTAGTTGTCATTGATCTGGACTGGGTCGGGTCTTAAACGGACTGTCCAGCATTGGTTCGGACTGTGTCGGGGAGATATAGTCGAGAAAGACAGGGGGGGTAGCCGTCTGTGCTAAAAAAACACCCTCATTGAGCGCACCTTTACGCAGGTTGCATGACTTACATAGCACCCTTAGATTATCAAGGCTGTGATCGCCACCTGCCTTGCGTGGAATTATGTGGTCGATGTGCATCTCACCCTCATCTGTGCCACACAATTGACAAGCTCTACCATCGCGCATGAACACGCGTTCGCGCTGTTCCCGGTAACGCCTGCTGTTTAACTTATCAATAGCCATTAGATATCATCATAACAAGTGCCACATAACATCCATGCACCTAAAGGTATGATCTCTGACTCTGGTGTGTCTGTCTCACATCGAATGCACTTAATCGTATCTTCTTCTAATACCAATTGTGTACCTTCCAATGATCTAAAGCCTGACATGGTGTGGAGTGGCGATTGTCGATATATGACAAACCCCATCGTACTTGACCATAACCATCTTGGTCTTTAAGCCACTCACTCTTACCTTGTGGTATTCCATAAACTCTTTGAGATCCATTGAGATTACCTATTGCCTTTGGATTCCACGCACTTTCCTTACCCCAGAGTATTGTCAGGCATTTGTATTGCTTATAATCATAATGTAATAGATGTAATGAATATTCTTTGTAGCTTACATATTGCATTGGTTTAGATCCACCTGCATCAGGCATGATGCATAGAGCTATCCCAATAGCTACTAGCACCCCGCGACCTACCCGCCTCAGCGGGTCGCGGTGAGCCCTTGATGGGCTCTGCGCCGTTAGCGTACCATCGATGTCAAATCCATTTGTAAAAGTCCTGCTCAGAGCGGTGTTTCGTTTCATAATATCTCCTTATAGTTACCCTGTGGATAACTTCTGTGGATAACTATTTATCCGTAGAGTAGAAGCCCTTGCCCTTAAATACTGCTGGAGTAGCTGCTATAACCTTAGTCATAGGCTCATTACAGTATGTGCATGAAATCATCGGTCTATCGTGCCATCCATGGGTGATCTCATTCGTGAGATTACATCTAACACATCTATAGTCGTAGGATGGCAAGTCATGCACCTCTGTATCATGTAAGACCCACAGGCTGTGCAGCGGTCAATGTCTGCATCTGTGGGTTCGCTGGTAATGTGACCGTATTTAAGTTGGAGTAGTGGCAAGAGATCAGCTAGTCGGATGATGGCGCAATACTCAGCAGCATCTTCTCCTTGTCCATTTAGCCGTATAACTCCGAAGCCTAATTCCCCCGAAATGGCTGTCCGAGCTTTTAATTGCTTTATGTATGCAAGAGGCTGAAATCCAGCGCGGGCTTTGACTTCAACATCAAACGGTACATTGACAATATCCTTGCCACTACCCCTTCCGACAGTTGCGCCTTGCCAGACAGTCGATAGGTACTGTGCGACAACACGCTCTGTGCGGAATCCTCTGTGCTTTCTCGCTTGACTAGCCATTGACTGCTTTGCACTTAGCACATTGCCATGTGACAACACCATTGACTGAGTCTGATGATATGTCCTCTAGATCTCTGATAGCAACTGGCTCATTGCACAGCTGACACGGTACGAAGGCAGACATGAGATCTACCCACTCACCATTGATCTTGATTCCTATGTGACCCATTAAACTCTCGCCTTCTGTGGTTGGAACTTTCCGTCTGATCCCAAGTTGTACCATTTGGTAGGGCAACGATGTGCCGATGAGATCGCTGTGTTACAGAAGTAGCCACCCCATGCCTTGCCATTCTTTTCGCCTTCACGCCATTGCATATGTCCATGCTCGCATGATGGAGCTTCGATTGCTTCACCTGTACCCATGACAGCTGTAATGTTTTCTATCGCCTTTTCCAGCGTGACAGGCGCATCTACTACCTTGTTATATTCATTTACCGGAGTTGTCCAGTAATCTTGATCATCTGCCTTAACTTCTTGAACAGGTGGCTTTACTACTTTTGTAGCAACGACCTTGCTCATTTCCTCGCGGCTTGGTCTCTTTCCTTTAGCAGCATAACCTGCATTTGCAAGTGCCCGACCGATTGCCGAAGTCTCACAATTCTCCAATGCAGAAGTCTGATTAACGCCGCGATCAGTAACCTTTTCCTCAGCGAGTCCTGTTGATAATGCGGTATTCTGTTCAGAATCCTTAAATAAATATGCTTTGACAATGTATCGATCTTTTTCACACACTTCCAATTCAGTCGATATGCGAAAATCTGGATAGTCCTTAATAAACTTTTCAAGTCTCACCTCTACTGTCTCGTAATCGGCTAAATTAAACATATAAATCGTTTTCCTCTGTGGCTAGTTGCCCTGCGAGTGCGCCATAGCTGCACAGGTCGACCCAGTTGTCGATGTGTTGGGCTGATTGATTAGTCCGCGCAAGTTTAACAAGCACCATAATCCCTGCCACTTGATAGTCGTGTATTGGTGTTTGTAAGTATGCTGAGAGCAGCATTGCGGTGTGTTGCAGGTTATCCGCAGGGTGGCCGTATGAAAGCCCACGGTCACGGATCGTGTCTGTTGCGGTGAGTAGGATTTCATTAGCTCTCATTCCTGCCCCTTGATGCTGCGACCTCGGTGATAGCCATCGCGTACGCCCTTGTTATATGCTGATTTCTGCACATCGATGATGACTATGATGAAGCCTATAATCATGCCAATAATGCAGATAAGAAGCAGCTTGTCTGTATTTGCCATTTCCGTACCTATCTGTGCCAATGCCCTTGATTGGCTACAGAATTAGTGTGACATAAATGTGAGACAAACGGGCATATTTAGATAACGAAACGATAACGATTATCTAGGTCTACCGTAGGACTTTCCAGCCACAATGAATGTGCCGTCCTTCTCAATGTGGATGAGATCAACCTGAACCTTAGACTTGTTCACATAGATGATGGCGAAAGCCTGTTGCCAGTTGGCAACGCCTTTAGTGTAAGCAGCTTGCTTAAAGTCCATGAGATTGCCTACCTCGACACCATGTAGGACACGCCCTATGCGACCCCCAGAAGCCTCTGAGAAGGCTGAACGCCCTGCTCTGTGGGTATGACCTGAGATAACATTCTTACCATGCCTACGAGCCGCTTCTAGGGCTGATAAGCCCCCCTGTGGCTTGATGGGTGTGTGATCTCCATGTACTGCAATCCAGTTGGGTGCAATAGGCATCGGGTTCTTATGGAAGGTAATGCCAAGCTCATCAAATTTCATAAACTTCTCAAAGCGCAGTTCTGGCAATGCCCCGAACGCTGGCACTTTAGCCATGATAATGTTATACAGGCGATCTGTGTGATTGCTACGGATGCAATCTGTTACACCCAATTCCCATAGCAGCTGAACCGCCTCGTTGCGATCATCATCTAGGGTCTGGGCATAACTGCCCATGCGCCCTTCTTCCCACTTGCTTATCTGGGGAAGGTCGATCTCATCGCCAATGGTGACTACTTGATCTGGCTTAAACTTAGTGATGAAACTTGCAAGGTTACGGGTTGCAACCCTGTCATGATACGGAACTTGTAGATCCGATACGACCACGATTCGCTTAATCGTCATCCTCATCTACATAGTCGCCTAGTTTCTCCGGCGGTATTCCATCTGGCAAGATCCAATGCGGATAAGCTTGTGGCTCTGTGATCATGAACATTGCAATATCTTCTGGAAAGCCTGCTCTTTTTAGTGAACAGAAATATTCATAAAGCCCAATGCAGTAAGCATCTAGCTTTGAGTAACCTTGTTCCTCTAATGCCTTAGTTGCTTTTCTTGCCATAGCAGAATGTTACCTGTCAAGCAAGATGTTATAGATCTCATCGACTCGCGTGTTGAGTCTTTTGATCTCAGACAACAGGTGTGTAATTACATAGCCAGACAAACCACCGAGTGCTGCAATGGTGGCTAAATAGAGCGTGAAGAAGTCCGACTGTGTCATTCCGAAATTCCGTACGAATCGTCTTTCGGGTTTAGCCATCGTAGGACAGGTGGCAAGATTGCTGCTCCACCTGCATAAATTAAAGCTTGAGGGTCAGTCACTCCCGATGCCGCAAGTGTGATTACAGCCGCAAGGAATGCTCTTACCCAAGATCCTGACATCTTCTTTAACTCGTTCATTATCTCCGCCTAACATAGGTATTTGAAAAAAAGCACTATCATTGTCAGCCTTTTTCTTAAAGCTGACATGCATGTGCTTAGTGTGTTTGTTAGCCCCTGTGTATTTGCGCCACTTCCAGTTAAGGATGTGGGAGCAGATTCTTCCATCGTAAATGATGTAAGCAATACGCGTGTCTCGTTGTGTCTTGGATAAGGTGCGAAGCTGATCAGCAAGATCTCCCATGACATCTGGCTTTCCGCTTTTGTGCAGATCTTTGTCCACATCGATGGCACGAACCCAGCCCTGCGCATCTGGATTATGATCAGACTTGCGAGCAGCGTGTCGGGTATCACCGATCCAACCATCCGATGTGCGGTCACGATCCGGGAACGCGTCATCGAATTGTTCTCTTAATTGAGCAGCCGCTTTAGACAGTCTTGGCTTCATGTTCCTCATTAGAACATTCCCATCGCTTTAGGCTATTAAGCAGCAATTCATCATGATCGCATGGAATCGGAGCAATAAAGGCATCATGAATATCATCATAAGTATAACCAATCCCAGCGTAGTTATATCTAATGTTTGCATTGTAAGAAGTTCTTTTGCAGACTTGACCTCTGAAGTTTCCGTACCATGTTTCAGGGTCTAAACCTTCTATAAGTTCAGTCTCATCTGTACCAACTATGACTTCTGTGACAATGTTATTTTCATCTAAAAATGCGTAATGCGCCATTATGTCCAACTCACATTTCCTGTGCCAGCAGTAATAGTTGCAATCGTGTCAGCACCGCTAGTTGCAGTTGATCCAGTTAAACCAGCACCTATTGTTATTGTTCCGGCTGCGGTTGGATAACGCAAGACAACAGTTCCAGACCCACCATTTCCGCCTCTTAATGGAGATCCAACAACTGTGCTTCCACCAGATCCACCAATACCTAGGTTAGCTGTTCCATCAACAGAATTGAGTTGTCTGCCTAGTCCGCCAGATGCGTAGGTTACAGATGAACCGCTAATTGAAACCGCTAGACCTGCACCTGCTGCACCTGCAACATTTGAGCCCGAGTTTCCACCAACTCCACCTGCTCCACCGCCGCCTGCGCCAGAGTTATTTGTGTCGGTTGGATTTCCACCTGCATAACCTTGATTTGCTGTACCAGCTGCGCCGTTGACAGCATTACCGCCGCCACCACCTGATCCACCGCTAGATGGGTTTCTATTTGTTCCGGCTGTATTTCGAGATGAACCGTAACCGCCACCTGTAGAAGTAATAGTAGAAAAAACAGAATTAGAACCATTAGTGCCATCTGTACTTTCAGCGGTTGAACCATTACCGCCTGCCCCAATAGTTACTGTGTAATTAGTTAACAAGTTAAGCGTTAGAGCAGATTCTAAAGATCCGCCACCACCTGTAGCTGTAACTGTTGAACGAAGTCCACCTGCTCCGCCACCGCCCGAAGTTGCGTTGCCGTTAAAGTTTGCAACACCGCCACCGCCACCGCCTGCTACAACAAGGTAATCTACATTTAATGCAGGTCTGGCAGTAATCGATCCAGCAATAATTCCTATAAGTGAATTAAGCATTACGAGATTCCACCTACTACAGTCCAAGAGTTAGCCGCTAATTTGATAGCAGCAGCAGACTTATAACGAGCTAATACTGGAGATCCAATAGTTGCGCCTGCGCTTACTACTGTTGTTGTGCCCGGAGTGACAGCAGTAATTGTAGTAACTCCTGCGCCCTTCATATACACAACCAAAGTAGTACCAATAGGAAAATTGTAGGTTGCATCTGTTGGAATGCTAAAAGTGTTAGGAGATGCATTGTCCATTGTGACAACAGCGTTAAGACCATCTGCCTTAACTGCTGTGTAGGTAGTGCCAGTCTGTGCATTAACTGTAAGACCTGCAAATTCAGCATCAATAGCATCGCCTAGGGCACGAATGTCCTGTGCGCCATTCTTGACAAGGCTAGAGTTGTCTGGCTCTGGAAATGAGAAATTAGGTGATAGTGCCATTTAAGTTAGTGCTCCTGTCGCATTTGTCCATGTAAGTGTACCATTTACGCCTGTCCACGCTAGTGTAGGCGGCGATACTGTTTCCCATTGGGTCGTTGATAGTGAGAAATCTGTTGCTGAGATGTAGAGAGTTATTTCGGTAAAACTAGGGGTGGCGCGCAGAGATATATTCTCAACGAAGCCATCAAATTGACCATCCAATAGGTTAGATGGGAGATTGGTGATAATTACCGGCTCACCAAAGAAAACACCAATTAAGTCATTACGCATGGAATCCGGCATGTCTGGGTTGTCAAGCCTGAAAGTAATTGCCTGTAATGACCCTCTTGGGTTTTTGCGTAGATTTAACTCTCGAGAAGCAATCTCAGTAATATCCGTGAGGTTTTTGATGTTTGATTCAGATGATCGCTCAAAGAGCCCATAAACTGCTATGGATTCGCTATCAGAAATGCTGTAAGTACTGCCATAACCTGTGCTGTAACGATAGATAAGGCTGTTGCGAATACGAGAAGTTTGGGTAGTAGATCGAATTGAAGTGGGAATTGCATAAGATCCGTCAAGCCTAGTAAAGCCATTAGCTGCCAAATAAGTTGATCGATGATCTGCATCATCATAACCAACATCTCCGTTTTTTTCCTCGAAAATCTGTCCTAATGCACTATTAGCAATTTGATCTACCAGAGCTTTAGATTTTGCCGATGCATTAGCAGCTTCGCTAATCATTGTGTAAAAACCTGCATCTACATTGCCAGTATATGACTCAGCATCTTCCCATGTTTGAGTTGCAGGGTAGGTATCCCATGTAACAGTAGGAGTAATTTCTGCCCATGTAAGACTTAAAGCTGCGGTTAAAATTGCTGCGATTTGTGTGCCATCTAAGCCTTCTGCTAGTGCCGTGTTGTAAACAGCCTTAGTCAATTTAGAAAGACTGCCTGCTCCTAAAATCGTTCCTGTTGTAATGTAGCCTGTTTCTTCCGGACTACGCACACTTATATTAAAGTCCGTGACTTCTCCACCAAATACAGTCACATAAGTTCCTGAGCTGTTTTTCAATTCTAGAGTTATCGGTTCTGTTACATTTATAGTAAACGGTGAATTGTCTGTATTGATAACTTGTACCTGACAATAACCTGCTGTAGCCTGAAAATCAATGTCTAAACGACCAGATGAAAAGGAAACTGAGGTTACAGTCGTATAAGTGTCATCACCTACTGTGACGCGCCATTCTGGTAGCCATGTCATATTGCAGTTAGCAATCCGTTACTGAGAGTACCGCGAGCAGCTGCGTCATTAAGGAAAGAAACAATCTCATCTGCAATAGCATTTGGATCACCAATACCAGTATTTACTGTAATACTGTAATTAAATTCACGACCCCCGGGCGAGATGCCTGAGGTTATAGCATTAGTCTGAATCAGATATTCCTTGAAGTTCTCTCCAATAGCGGAATAAAGACCACCGATATTTATTGCACCAGCATCGCCAGATGTTCCACTAACGGCTGTTCCTGAAACAGATACCGGAATGACAATTCCACTAGAAGCGCTGTCATACAAAGCTTTAATCTTGTTTATAGCATTAGAAGTATCTACATCAATTCCAATAGATTTAGATGACAGAGTATCTAAAATTGACTTAATTTCTTGTAATTTGACTTGTTGTCCGGTTAAAGCACCAAGAATCTTTAGATCTGCGTTTAATTTGTTTGTCGCGCTAATAACAGACTGTTCATCTCTACTAGCAATCGCTTCTTCTAATTCTAGAATTGAACGCTTGACATTTAGTCGGGCAGTATCATTAGCAATCTGTAGAACCTGTGCTGCACTAGTTGCCTTTCCTAGTTGCTCAGCTTGATTTGTAAGAGCTGCGGCAATTTGGATCTTATCAAGGTCAAAGATTTCTTCACCTTTACTAAGGGCAAGGTTAGCCTTGTCAATGGCTTGCTGTAACTTCTTATCCTTTGTGATCTTTGTTTGAGCTGCCGCTTGTTGTTGAGTCAGTTTAGTAATTTGTGCTTGTTGCTTAACTTGAGTTTGACCGGAGATAGTCATCGGAGTATTGAAAGGCTTAGGCTTTGTCTGGCTTGCTTGTCCTAGACCGCTTAAGCCTTGTAGGTAACTGCCAAGAATAGGGATCATTCCTAAATTAAGACTAGAAATTCCCGGAAGTGACTTTAACTTCTCAGCCAATACACCAACGCCACGGATAACATCGGCTGTGTATTCTGCGGCTTGCTCCATGGTTTGAGCAAGATCATTGACGGAATTGTTATCACCAAGATTAGTAAGTGCATCAATTAGACCTGTGCCGATAATCTCTTGGACATTTGCAGAAGCAACAGCAAGTTTGTCCATAGATCCTTGAAAGGTTGCGGCTGCTGCGGTTGCCGAACCCTTAAAAGTTTCTGCTAAATTGTTGGTTATTTCATAGAATGATTTAGTCTTTAGATCAGCCTTTGAGATACCAACGCCAAGACGGGTAAGAGCCGTGTTGTTGCCTAAATATGCACGACTTAAAGCTGTTGTGACTGAACCTAGATCCTTGCCAGTAGCGGCACTAATGTCTAAAGATAGATTTAGAAGTCTTTGAGATTCAGCCGTGTCGCGTGTGGCAATAGCCAATGATTGATAAGCCGGGCGCAGCAGATCATCAACTATGCCAAACTCACTCTGTAAACGCTGGATATAACTTTCTGCACTATCTGCATCACGCTCTAATCCAACATTTTTAAGAGCAAGGGCTAACTGTTGCTGTGCCTTCTGATCGGCTGCTGCTGCTTTAACAGAAGCTTTGCCAAAGGCAATGACTTGCGAAGTACCGAAAGCAAGACCAAAAGTCTTAGCCAGTTGCTTGACATTCTTAGTAAGTTTTTCTGTAGAAGTCTCGGCTTGCTTAAACGCCTTCTTGCCTGTGAACTCCGATGCAATATCAATCATTACATTAGCCATGAGTTACACCTTTGCTCTCGCGTTTAGTTTGTTAGCTGCGCCTTGAATCGCCTTAAGTACTGCTTCTCTGGCCTTGCCATTGTTTTCTTCATAGGCACGGAATAAGGCGCGACCTTCCATCTTCTGATCGCCCTTCATCTGTGAGCCATACTTGCCAGTCTGATTCTGTACAAATCGACTCTGTGGAGTCTTGCGCCCCATAGTCTCGTAGATTGCTCCAGCAGCACTCTTATTAAATACGCGAGCAAGAGATCTAAATCCTCTGCGGTTAGGCTTTGATGGCGTTGTCTTATAACCAATGCCTTGCTTTACGATGCGAGCATTGTAACTAGGAAAGCGAGCCTGTGAACCTTCACGGGTTAGCCATCCGCTCAGGACTTGACCATCATCCGGCAGATAACCTTTAGCCGCTCTAGTGATTGGCTTAAGAGCTGCACCAATTTCTTTGGGCAAAGCCTTAGCAAGATCTGGGCTGAATTGGCGTAGCGACTTTCTAAGAGCGACCGCGCCCTTTACGCTTGCTGGCATCGCTCACCTCTTTCGCTTCATCTTTAAGCCCCTGCACAAGTGCATTGAGCATGGTCTTGTCTAGATCTAATAAATGCTGTGGCGCGATTCCCAATCTAATGCTTAGCCTAGCAATTAGATAGGTGAACGGAAGATCGCGCTTTAAGCTAAAGGGTCGGAGTCAAGCACCTCAACACTTTTGAGTGTCTCGATGAAGTCCATCCCGAAAGGCTTAACAGTTTCACCTGACCTGCGTGTTACTTCCCATGCTAACCAATAGACATCGCTCTGCTTTTCTTCATCGCGAAACGCCTTATGGAAGCCCTTTTTTGCGTACTGCTC